TACTGCATCAAAAGCTGAACCTTTTTTATACCCCCCTTTTCTAACTATACCTAATTTTAATTTCATTTTTAATTCTTCCCATTCTACACTATTAGGTTCACATAATATAATAACATATTCTTTGGGTGGTTCTAATTGAACTGATTGTGGTAATTCTATTTCTTCATCTTCCTCTAAATTATCTATTTGATCTTCTATTTTTAATTCTAATCCCCAATCTTCTAATTTAATACTATCCCACTCATTAGCTAATATATCCCAATCCCACTCTCCAAATCCTACATTATCTTTAACTATAAACTCTTTTTTTTGGTTTTCACTTAATCCCTTAGCTATTTTAACATATACTTCTTTTAAACCTGCTTCTATACTTGCTCTATATCTCATATTTCCACCTAGTATAGTCATATCTTCATCAACTACTATAGGTCTTAATTCTAACATTTCAGGAAAATCTTTTATAGATTGAACAAGTTTTTTAAACTTACTATCTTTTATTATTCTTGGATTGTCTTTATTGGGTTTTAACTTACTGATTTCTAGTTTCATAGTATATAATAGAATTTTATTTAATTTATTTTAATCTGTCTTTTACTCCACTCCATAGTTTATCTTTTCTATTAGACAAACTTGGTTCTGTTCTTTTTATATTTGGAAAGCCACCAAATTCTTTTTCTACCTCTTGCATATATTTCCCACACTTAGGACATTCAGATCCTATATTACATATTTTACCATTAATAACTTTCATTACAACTTTAGTTAGTTGCTTTTGTATTTCACATTTATTGCATTGATATAATAACATTTTTTATTTCTTTTTTTTCTTTCTATCTAATACTTTTAATTCATTATTCAAATGATTAATTGCTTTTTCAATACATTCTATAGGGCTTTTATGCTTTCTATCTGAACGCAAGATGTATGTAAGTGCTGTAGCACGATTATAATTTAATTCATAATCTTCTATAATATCAAAAGCTTTATATCCATATACTTTACCTATATAATAATGAGGTGTTTTATCTTTCATATTTTTCATATATTTTTTTTATTCCTTTAAAACAATCATTTAAACAAGTACCGCAGCTAGTATTTGTTTTATAATTAGTTCCATAAATTGTGTTATATAATGTTATCATTCTTTTTTTTACTGCTTGATTCTTTGCTATACCTGTTTTTATATCTTCCCATAATAATAAAACTTCATCAATTATTTCTTGTGGTAAATCATCAGGTTGTTCTATTTCTGTAGTTTTACCCCAATATTTTTGTGGGCACTCTAAAGTTCCGATTCTTGCTTTAATAGACATAAAGCAAAGGCAAATTTTACAGCTTCCTGTAGGTTTAAAATAATAAACACATTCTTTACAGATACTTAATCTATCTTTATAAACTTCATCTGTAACAAAAAATTTATTCATTTAACAAATCTTTTAACTGCTCTCTTACTTTGTCTATAGTCGTGAACAAGCTATTTCTACTTATACCTGTTTTTTTCGCTAATCCTGATAAAGTATTTCCTTCATAGTAATATAACTTAAAAACATTTTTATCATACCAATAAAAATCATCTAAAGCTTTATCTATTAATTCTAACTTTTCCCATTGTTTACTTTCTTTAGGATTAGGTATATTATATAAATGTTTTTTATGATAAACATCTGTACTATCACTAGTTATATCTGTAGATCTACTATCAATATGAGTATAATATTTTTTATACTTATAATAATAAGGACTTCTATTACTAGTAAAACTTCTTCTCAATACTACAGCACCATAAGATAAAATACCTTTTTTACCATCTTTTTCATATATTGACTTTAAAGTATCAGGATTCATTTGCATAAAATAAAGCATCAACTCTTGTACGACCTCATTTATTTCATTTTCATCTTGTGTAAATGTAAATGACATTTCTACAAATGTTTCTCTGCAATCTGCTACTGCTTCGTATATTTTATTCATTTACACTTCCTAGTTTCATTAAATCATTTTCTAACATATCACAAGAATTATCTAATAATAATTTAACAGTTTCTATTGCTTTTTCATTTCTTTTATTTTTTAAAGCTGCTAAATATCCTAATGTCATTGATGTAGTTTGATTAGGTATTATCATAAGCCAATCATTCCAATTATTAGATAATACATTTATATCATTACCATAACTGTTATGATATTGTATTATTATATTTAAAACTTCTTTATAATTTTGATATTTACTATCTGATGACAATTCTTTAATAAGAGATAATACTAGCTTTAAATAGTCATTAACTATTATCTGATGTGTAGTATTAGCAAATATGGGTTTTGTCATTACCCAAATATATAAAATAAATTATTCTAGATTTTTTTCTTTTTTTAAGTTTTTAACAAGCTTTTTGTAATAACTTATCTTTTCTTCATAATCTACTCTAGACATTTTAAAAGATTGTCTAGCTATTATTTGTAATTCTTCTGCTGTGCCTTCTCCATATTCACTATCTAAAAGCATACCAAATTTGTACTGTTCGCCCTGTCCAAAAAGATTGTCTGCTGCTGATTGTGGTTTTACATTTCTTTCATCCCACCTAGTTGATAAATGTCGCCTACTCATAAAGTGGCCTGCGTGAATCTGTTTATAATGATAAACCCTACCTGAAGTGTAGCATTGTACCATACCATATTCATTACTATATTTTAATCTAATGTATAAACTAAACCAAGTATCTAATTCTTTTTTTAATTTACTAATAGTTTTTTTCATATATTTTTAATTAGATCAGCAACCTTTTTCCAATCTTCATCAGTATTAAAATCTTTATTTTTATATAATATACGTAATGATTTTAAAGCTTCATTAATTTTTTCCTTCTTAGTTTTATTAGTTTTTTTAAATTTATTAGGAATTTTATCTGTTAAATCCCATTCTATTACATTCATACCTGTAATAGTACATTTTCTATTTCTTACTTCATAAATAACACCTAACTCTCTTAATTCTGTAAATCTTGCTCTTGATTGACTTATTTGATTTTCTTTCGTAGTCATTGTTGCAAAAGCTTCTCCACTTGTGCAGGGAGCATTTTTTAAAATAGCTTCATAAACTTTTAATCTCATTTTTGATAAAAGCCCTTCTGATTTAATTTTATTATAACAATCTATTGAAGTTTGTCTTATATTCATTTTAAAAGTTTTTTAGGTTCTTGATAATAAGGAACTTCTTCAGGTTTCTTGTTTAAAGTGTGAACTTGATAATAAGCTTCATTAATTTTTTTCTTATGTTCTATTATTAATCTAATAAAAGTTCTAAGATTTAAAAAAGGTTCAAAATCACAATAAATTACACCTTCTTTAATTGCTACACCTATTTGATATAAATATAGTTTATTAAATCTTTTTTTATTAATTAATTCATCAGCTAATAATTGTGCTAATAATCTCATTCTTTTTGCATCTATACTATGATTTAAAGCAATAGATGCATAACCAATAAAATCAATTAATTCATTAGTAAGTTCATCTAATTCAAATTCCTTAATTATTTTTTTATTATTCATCTTCACTTACACTATTAAAATGTATTGCAGTATTATTATGATCTTTTTTAGTTTCTGATTTTTTTATTACACCACTTAAAAAACCAAATCCATAAGTCATAAAAGTTAAAAGTATTATTATAACAGTTTCCATTTTATTTTATTTTAGTTTCACTTTTTTTGTTTTCTTCAGCACATATTTTGACATATCATTTTTTATAATAATTTTTTCTTTATAAGTATATTCATCAAATTTATCAATAAATTTACCTTTTACTTCTATTTTACCACTATATGCAAAATATTCATCAAGATCTATAATATTATTTCTATAAATATTATATAAAGATTTTTTTTGTTTTAAATCTTTTATCATCCTAGTTTTGCTAATTTCCATTGTTCTAATTGATTGTCTAATTTAGATTTAACAGTTTTTTTGTACTTAGAATTATTTTCTCTTAATTCCCAAGTTCTAACTGCTGCTTTCCAATCTTTCATTTTATTTTTACCAACCATCCAACCTTTACTTTCATAAAAATCAAAAAATGAATTAGCATCTATATTATTATTTCTTTCTAAACAATAATCTTTAATTTCAATAATTGTTGGCTTATTAAAGTATTTATTATTTAATTTTATTTCTTTATTCTTATTAATAGTTGTTGATTTACTTAATGACAAGTTCTTAAGAAACTTCACAACTAGTTCTTCATTTATTTTAAAGTATTGTTTAGCAGGAACACCCATACGTTTAGTTTCTATTATATTTAACTCTTTAAGTTTTTTAATAGCTTTTCTTTGTTGATAAGGAGTTAAGGTTGTGTCATTTTCTATATTAGATTCTGTATTAAAAAACCATCCATCTGTCATACCATTACTTTCAAAGTATTCTTCTTTACTAATAAGATCAGCTAATAATATAGATTCTTTTAATCCTATGTTTCTAGCTAGTTTTTTATTTAAAACTAAAAATGCAGTACTACTTAATAAATGTTTCATATTGTTTTTATTTCTATTGTATATCTATAATCTTTTAAAACTTCCTTAATTATATTAATATTTTCTGAACAATTAAAGTAATTAGTTTTTAATTTATAAACTACTTTACCACTTTTTATTATTATATAAACTTGTGGCTTCTTAATATTTACATCAATACCTGATTTAACTAATAACATTCTTAACTTATCTTTTGATTCAAATTTTTTCTTTAATTTGATAATTTCAAAATATATATTATAAACTTTATTAAAAAGATCTCTGTACTTTTTATCAGAAGTATAGTACATTTTATGACATTTTTCATAATGTAAAACTGATGTTCTATCTCTTTTAATTATTTTAGCTATAGTTACAGGATGTATATCTTCTACCATTCTACCAACCATACTAGCTACCATTCTAGGAGTATGTATTTTTTCCTTTTTAGTTTTATGTGATAAAGATCCTTTTTCTAATCCAACTACATTAGTAGTAAGATTACATATTTCTATAAATTTTTCTTTTTCTGTCATAATTAAAAGGGTAGATCATCTTTATTATTTTCTTCTACTATATTACCATTAGCTGTAGCACAAGTCCAACCATTTATATTATGATACCATTTACCATTATATTCTCTAGATGATATATTTACATTACAACTAATATTATCTCCTATTTTTATTTGTTGTAATTTACTTATTTTATCTCCTGTAAATGTAATTACTACATCTTTATTAAATTGAGTATCTTGTTCTAATAAAATTGATTGCATTTTCCATTCTTTACCTTTCTGTGATGTTCTTGTTTCTAGATCAAAGATCTTTTTTAATTTACCTTCTATATTCATATTATTTATTTATTATTATTAATTGATTTATTTAAAATATTTTCTTGATTTTCTGATATAATATAATCTTTCATTTTAGATTTAACTAGATCTATTTTACCTTCATTTGTTGCTTTTAACATAGCATTAAACTTTTCATTTGATAAAACTTTTTTACCTATAGGTTCATTAACTTTATTACTATCAGCATCTTTAGTATCATCTAATAAAAATAAATTACCTAAAGCATATTTTTTAGCATAAGAACTGCTAGATCCAAATGATTGTGCTATATCCATTCCTTTACGTTCAGGATTTATACCTGCTTGTGCTTGTACTGATAAAGTATTTTTTCCATCTGATATTTCTACTTTTGAATTTAAAACTAAATAACCTGCAATTTCTTTAGTAGTTTCTGTTATCGTTAAATAACAATTATATTTTTTTAGTAATGGTTTTACTGCTTCTAATATATCTTCAGCACTTCTATATTTATATTTACCAAAACTATTATATTGATTTTTAGGGGCTTTTAATTCGCTTTGTATAGCTATTAAATAATTGTTTTCTTTTTTCATTTTTGTTTTATATATTTAATTGTTTGTTTTTTAATGTATTCTATTTGCTCTTTATCTATCCATCTTAAAAAATCAAAAGCATCAAATACTATTGTAAAATCTTCTCCCATTTCATCTTTCCCTCTTAAATACAATTCATTGTCTGCACATTGAAAAGTATCTATATCGTTTAATCTTTTATTTATCATATTCCTATAATTAAAGGTTTACAATTATTACTTTCATATCTCTTTTTATAATAATCTAATTTTGTTTTTACTGTTTTATTTCTTTCTTCAGGATTAGAATATATATCATAATAATATGATCCTTTTTCTTCTACTTTAAAATCATATCTTTCATTTAGACAATATCCTGTATCTTTTATATACTTCTTTTTAGCTTCTTCTATTTGTTCTTTAGTACCAAATATTCTTATACTAGGTGAATATTTTACAAGATCTGTAGTATAATTACTTGTAGAAATATCATAAGTTTTTTCTGTAACATAAATATCTGAATAAAAATAAAAATCTACTGCTATTAAATCCATTCCATTATAATTTTAGTTAATAATAAAACTATAGCTATTGCAAAACAACTAAAAGACAAAGCTTCTAATATTTTATATTTTCTAGATTTTATAGGTGTAATTCTATATTCGTTAAAATTTTGTTGAGCAGTAAACTGTAACATTTCTTTAAGATTGAGTATATACTCATTATTTGTAAGTTTGTGTATAACTCTAAATTGTATATTTTTCATAAAAGTTTTTTTTAAATTCTTTACAAAGATATACAAAATAATTGAATTAACAACTATTTTAACAAAAAAATTAACAAAAAAGTTAAATTACTAGATTATAAGGGCATTAAAAGATTTAATGGAGTTTGCCCATTATTAAGGATAACAGCACAACCTACTGCTGGTCTTTTACCATATTTTGCGTAAGCCATAGCATACGACTTGTGATTAATTCCGCAACCAACTTGAGTTCCAAAAACTCTAAAATTCTTTCCTACATAGTGTTCTGTGTAAGCTTGTGTATGTAAATGTCCTTGAACTGTATTCATCATATCAGCACGACATTTTGTACGAGCAGTACCCCCTTCTCCATGAATAAATTGAACTCCATCTTTCTCATATCTTTCAACAAAGTTCCAATTAGGTACTTCTAATACTTCTTTATATGATTTAATCCATTTGCTAGGAATAGCACTAGTTTGTGCCTTACGCATAATAATTCTATCGTGGTTTCCAATAATGACTGTAGCTACAGGAAAAGCTTTGTACCATCTTGAAATACGTTTTATAGCTAATTCTAGTTCATCTAAGCCACCCATTCCATCTGCCGAGGTCTCGTGGTAGCTGCTGTAATGATTGTCTATTATATCGCCTATAAACACTACTTCTGTGCAATTATATGCGTGGTATTGTTCTAAACACCAATCAAGATAAGAATCCAAGCAGAAAGGTTCGTGCAAGTCGCCTATTACTAATATATTACTTATTTCTTGCTCTCTTAGTTTCTGAAGGATTTTTATCTCGTGTGGTTTTAATCTGTATCTATTACTTCTTTCCACTATCAGCTAATCCCTGTGCGCCTGTTAAACCTACTAAAGCCCAAAACATTTCGCTTACGTGAACTTCATCTACATCTAAAGATCTTGCAATAAAAGGTACTATAATAGCTGCTATTGTGTACCATACTTTCTTGGATTTTAAAATTGTGAAAATTAAATATTCTTTCATTTTATATATTTTTTATTAATAATTTAATATTTTCTCCACCTAAATTAAGTATTCTTCTAATTAAGAAGTCCATAGCATCTTTTGAATTACTAACATAGTCCTGTTGATTATGTGTTCCTACTAAAATACAACCTAATGTATCTTTAGCTTCATTCCCTCTATGAAATAAAATATAACTTCTATTAGGCACTTCTTGTACTAAAAGATGTAAATAATTTCTTGTAGCACTCTCTCTAGCTAAACGTAATCTTACATTATATTTACCTTCTGGAATACAACTAATATTACGTTCATTGTTTATATATGGATTTTCTAAAGTATCACATACATATTCTTTGTTCAGATACAATCTACCTACTATAGATTTATCTGTAAATATTTCTCTCTCAAGAACAAGATTAACCCTGCCCTCTCGTTTTTTTCTTAAAACCGACTTGACCTTTGGAAGCATTTTTAGAATGTACTCCTTTTCTTTTCTTAGGAGTTTTTTTAATAATTGTATAAGATTTAATTTTTTTTGGCATTTTTTTTCTTTTGACTATACCATTTATCAATAGTATATAAGATAGAAATTACTAGCAAAATAATTTTTAAAGCTAATTCTAGATTACTGAACGTGGTTACGCTTAGGACTGTTCCATTTACTGCTGCGACTTCCAGAGTGTCCTGTACTGTTTTTTGTATTGGCATTTGTCAAGTATGATTTTAATTTTGTTTTATTTACTTCTTTTACTTTATAATATTTTTTCATTAATTATATGTTGTGTCTAAAAAATCTCTTAATGTTATTTTAGTATCTTGCATATAGTTCTTTTCAAGATTCATTCCTTGATAGTAAGCATTAGAATCAGGATAAACATCTGATCCTGAATTAGTTGAGTATTCAGGGTAAAGATGGCTATTATTACACAAGTAATCCACTAACCTCTCTGCATAAAATTGTGCTGTATTGCTAATTTCAGATCTTAGATCTTGTGCTTCTGCTCTAGTTAAAGGAGTTGAATTTTCTGATGTCTTACTTACTACATTGTTGTTTTGAACTTTATATCTTAAAAAAGGTAATACTTCATAAAAAGCATAGTGAACTAACATATCAGCTACATAATCATCTAACAATAATTTATAGTTAGCATTAGCAGGGTTACTTATTGTACCACCACTAATCATTCCCTGTATAGCTACAAACAGATTAGTACCTAGCTTTGTTTCTACATATTTTTTCTGTGCAATTTTTACATAAGGAAGCAAAAAATCTACATCAACATTCATATTGATTGCAGTAGAGTTTTTAAGTTTATCCTCGCTAATAAAGAGTACGTATCCTGCCATAATTTTTAGTTATAATATCCGTTATTTTTCATTCTTTGTGGTGCTATTGCTACCAACTTATCATTTCTTTCAGCAGTAAAACCCTCACTTCTTGCTTTAGTATAGCTAATTAACTGACTATCATCTATTTTACTCTTAGCATTTCTTAATGATGTTTTGAAAATCTTACGTAAGAAGAAATGTCTGCATTGAGGGCCTCCCTTATATAAAAAGATATTGTAAGTTCCTAGTTCTCCATCTTTGTAAGCTGTTTCAGGGTGTCCAAAACCTGGGTTTACTATTTGACTATTAGCATTAACAAGATCCTCTTTTCTAAATAGCTTGTTTGCTGATACCATTTTCTCACAAAACTCTCTGCTAGTACCTGATTTATTTTCTAGAAAATTATCAGTAGCATAAACATATCTTACTTTATAATAGTTGTTAAAAGATTTATTTACTCCATCTTGCTCACTTCTAGCATTAGGTCTAGCTGTTACACTTCTAGCAAGATTATATTTTTCTTCTGCTATGCTATTAAGTTCTTCTTCAAAATCAAAATCTAAATGTTCTCCATCTACTACTTCTTCATCTAATAGTTCCCAACCTTCAGGTATATCTTCTCCTACTTCATCTATCCAATTACATAGTTCAGTTTTTTCTAGATTAAGCATTTGATCGTGTGATTCACAAGCCATATAAACTGTCTTACCTTCTAGTTCGTGTTCGTGATAGCCACTACATCCAATTTCTTTTGCGTGTTTTTCTGCTTCTTCTATAGTATCAAAAACAGGTTTACCATCTATCATTCCTACTTTACTAAAATCATCTTCTTCAACAACTTCTTCTTCTTCTAAAGGTGCTAATCCAAGTTCCTCTCTAATTTCAGCTTGTGTCATTACACTTTTCATATCTTCTACACTAAACTTAGATGTAATAGGTTTTGTCTGAACAAAAGAGATAGGCAAGTCCATATTATTAATCTTAAATATTTTAGCTAATACTTTTATTATATGGATCTGATATCGTTTAATTACTGTGTTGTAATAGAAATCTGCTGCATTCATTAATTCTTCAGCATTATTACCTAATCCTGTGTCGGATTTAATACCCATAAGCATTGGGCTAGTTACCCTATGCCCTGTTAGTATATTTTGCACCAGAAGCTCTTGGAGTGCTAAATACTGCTTATCCTGATTAGATACTGTAATAGGAAATATTTCAGGTGTTCTTGTTTTATCATCTGAAAATGTAATTACCATTTTACCTGCATTAGAACTTGAAGAAAATTTATTATTTAAACTTCTTTCAATAGCTAGGCGTTCATCTTGTGTCGGTACTCCATTGGCAAAATTGATCATATAGCTGCCTGAAAATCCATTACTGATATTGTTAAGATGGAACTCTGCAACTCTTTGATCCACAAGTGCCCAATTATTAGCTGCTATGTAATCAGGAGTGTGATAAATATCCATATTAGGACTATATAATCCTGTATATAATAACTGACTAGGACTAGTTCTATCATATAAATCAAAAGCTGCTATAGGTGTTGGTTTATTCTGTCTAGTATTACTCCAATCTGCTGATACATAGTAAGTATCTACTACACCCATTGCATTTGGCTTTCCTGCCCTTACCCTTTCAACAGGAACGTGATATATTTCTACGATTTCTGTTTTAGCTTTATTGTAGATCAGATGTAAGGCAAAAGCCCCCTGAAGCTTAAAGTCAAAAGAAATCTTTTTTATTACTTCGTGTAGTGTTTCTTTGCTATTTGCATGAAAGAAAAAATTCTTTAACTTAACTAACTTATCTAAATTATTAGCTTGTTCTTCTTCTTCATCATCTATTATTATATCATCTCCACTAATCATTTCTGCTGTTGCATTAATAATGGCTGCGTGGGTGGAACTGTTGTAATAAAGATCTATAAGGAACTGTGGGTATAAGTTCTTCCAATCTTCAGTACCATATTCTATATAATCTTTACCCCTAATTTCTTCAATAATTGGGGAAGTTTCTGATGATAAATCTACACTTAGTATGTTTTCCATAATTTAATTTTATTCTTGTTCAGGTGTCCAATCAGAACCTCTTACTATTGCTAATATCTCTTCGTGAGTATATTGGTCTAACCCTTCTAAAAAAGATGGAGTTTCGCCCATAAATTTAGCAATAAATAATGTACCATCTAATGACTTTCTAACAGTTGCAGGACTATCCTCTATAATTTGTGAGAAATCACATACAGGGTTTCCTTCTGCATCTACTTCTGTCAATAAACTTGTGTTTGGTGTTGTATATATCATAATTTTAATTTTTTAAGGTGTATCTTCT